TTGAATGATGGAATATCCTCCCGCATCACCCTTAGCTATACCTCTTTGATACTCTCTAATTCCACCAAGGTCCTTACCAGTTAAAGATTCATATTCAAGCTCGCCCCCTCCTATCTTATGAGAATGCTTTGCTTTCAAAGGCATCGATGGTTTCGGGGCGGATGGTGGTAAGGGTTTCGGAACGGGTTTAGGAATGACCTTTGGAACAGGTTTCTGCACGGCAACTGGTTTGAGGGCAGTCACTTCCACATCTAATATTTTAGGCCTTATCTTGACACCAGGGAGTGCTTCCCCTTGAGATATTCCTGTTACCTTGAATGAACTCCCCCTTGGTAGAATCAATTCTGTCTCCGGCCGGGAGCCATATACGGCCTTCTGCCCTTTTGAAAGCTTCATTCTAAGAATAAACTTATCCCCACGGGGCTCAGGCATCAAGGAAGTGGAGGCATAACCCTTATCGCGTATGATGCTTCCCACCTTAGGTCCTTGAGAACCAAACTTTCCTTTGATGAAATCTGTCCTGACTCCCCTCCAAACCATTACATCTTCCTTCAAGACAGACTTTTTCATTAAGGAATCCATCCCCTCTATCATTTTGTGTGCATATTCCCTTTGAGCAGCGTGTTCATAACCTATAAACTTTTCGGGGGTCCTTAAATAACGGTTCACCGTCCAATGGGAGGAGCTAACATAATTATCAAGTTCTTTTCTCTCAAGTGAGGGCATATCTATCTTCATTTTCTTATCTAACCAATCCCGCGCCTCTTTATCCGTGGTAAATCTTCTCCCTCCTGGACCCGTCACCCTAGGAGCAGGTGCAGGCGCAGAAGGAATAACTGGTTTGACAGAAGGACCAGAATCCGGTATCCTCTCTTTCCCTGCCCAGGTTGATTTGTCTACTGTCGTTTTGAATGCCTTGCCTGGACGCTCGTCCCTAATTGACTGGCGCATCTTCTCCCTTATTCTCTTCTTGTCCCAAATCTGCCCCTTCTGTTTTCTGTCTTCCAGTGCGGGAGTCCAGGAACACCTACAATTAGGATGTCTTGGTATCAGTCCTCTTGCCTTCTTAATAGACATCACCACGCCGTCAAGGGTGGAGCAGGAAGGGCATACTCTACTATCTTTTGTGGCCAACCACTCTGCCTGTGCGCCCACCTCCTTGATACCCAGCTCTTCAAAAGTGTCAAGCTGGCCCTCGGCGTGGGCATAGATAACCTCAGTTCTAGCAATGGTAAGGGCCCGAGTCCTTGTCAAAGTCATAATTTTCTTATTCATTTCCCTGGCAATATATGCTGGACCCCGACCGTCCGCCAGCCCCTGTGCTAATGACCTTGATATCTGCTGTGACATCGCAGCCGTGACCCCAGTGAGCTCAGTAAAAGACCTCTGTCCAAGTAGGGCCAGCTTACTCATTCGCTCGGGCTTGTTAAAAGCATCTCGTAAGAAATGCTCTTTGGTATCGGTGTAGAAATCAGGTTTCCCAATGAGGTCCTGCTTATGGGCATCCAGATACGCACGAACCGTACCTTTTCGATATGCTGACTCAACGTATTTGGCAGTCCAGGGGTTTCCCAACGCATCAACAGAGAAAACCCCTTGGTTGACTTGTTGGGCAAACCACTGCCTAAACGCTACCAGCTTCTGGGCATCAGTGTTAAAACGCCAGGCTTGTTTTGCAGCATGGGTGGTAAGTAAAAATGATAAGCCCTCTGGTATGTCAAGAAAAGATTTTGCCTTTGCCAACCCAAAGACATCATCCTCCACTACCAGTTCTAATATCTCACCCCGGAGCTTTCTAAAACGATTGTTCATCTCTGCCATGAATTGTCTGCGAAGAAGTGTCGTTCTGGTTGGGTCTATCTTAAGTGGATTCGCTGGCATCTATTATCCTATACTGCTCCATCAGGAGCCCGAACAGTAATGATTCCATTCACCACGTTATAATAATGCGTGGTATCATCGGACTCTTCTCCCTTTAATTCAACCGCATATTTTCCTGGACTCAAAGTATCCGATAGTGTATGACTTATTGGAAAGATAAGAGTCATCGTGTCATTGGCATTGGTCACCGTTGTTATTGCTGCCGATGAAGATGTAAGGGCCGCCACTTGTGTCGTCCTATCAAAATACTCCCCTAACAAAATCTCCCAGGTCCAGGCATCCGAACCATCCGGCCAACCCTCAGGGTCAGTCAAGACAATCTCAACCTCATCTTCTCCTCCCTTTACAAGCGTCCCATAATTTACCATTACTCCTCCTTTATTTTGCCTTGCTCCATTTTACGTTCAATCGTTCCCTGGGCACCTAAACGAACCACACTCTTACCAATACTCTTTCTCGAAACTGCCTTCCGGATAAGCTCCAACTGCCTCTGGAATTCCCCTCCATCTTTTATAAAACTGTCCAGGAGTGAAACACCGTCTCCAAGTGCTTTGCTAAAATCAGTAAAGGTTAATGACTCATCACTGGCACTTATAATGTCTTGAGTAGCCATTTCAAAGTCTTTTGCGGAAAGGTCTACTACAGAAACACCATCATCAAGTGTTCTGCCAAAATCAGTAAAGGTTAATGACTCATCACCAGCATTTATGATGTCATCAAGGTCAAGTGTCAGGGCTACCCGCCGCTGAATAATCCATTGAGAGGTCGTCAAGAGTGACTGTCTGTGCACCATCTGAGGCAAGTTCTGCCTTTAAATCAAACCCGCTTGCACAAATTGGGTCTACCTCGGCCTGTAATTCTGCTTTAGTCTTCCAGGCACTCCATCCACCCCCATCAACTTGATAAGCATACTTTACAAGGCCTGTCCCGCCCTCGGTTGAAAGGAAGCTCGACATATCGACCGTTACGGTGCCGAGCGAATCGAATTGAACTGTGGGACTGTCTTGGAAATAACCATTCACCATCGTCCCGGTCGTCATTTCAAAGTTGTCGAAATCAATTATCGTGCATGCACTGCCACCATTCAGATAATTTCCGAAACGACAGGAAACCGGAGCATCAAGGACTTTATACCAGGCAGTTGAATTACCAATAGCTTGCCAGGCAGAACCGTCCCAGTACTCGCCGTATGCCACATCGGAGGCATAATTATATCGTATGCGCACCTTGCCCGATGATTCACTCCAAGCTGCCGCCGTTATACTGATACCCCCACCGACCCTCCATTGGAAATAATACTCGACGACATTCCCCGCCGTCTTCTGTATGCCACAGCGTGCCCAATAACTCGCACTACCATATGATTCAACCCAGCATTGACGCAGCTTTCCATCAGTTCCCCAGGTAATATTTTCCCAGTCAGATTCAAGAACAAAATCACCTGTCGCAATTCCCCACCGGGTCTTGATATATGCCATTGTTCCGCTAACGGCAAAGCCGCTTGTCATTCGAAGTTTGCCGCCGACAGCGGCATAGGAAGCATTGCCCCCGACCGAACCTGCATCCGTCCAATAGTTTATCTCATCAAGAGAGGTAAACGGGTCGGAAGCTGCAACCTGTTTTAGTGCAAGAATATCCCCCACATCGGAGATTTTATCTGCATCCGCGATAGTCCAGTCAGCAGCGTCTGTCCAATTTTTTGTTGCCATAAGTCACCCTATCAAAGAACGACGGCACTGGTTTCTATTCGCTCTGCAGCCTGTTGTTCTACAATCAATGTCTTCAACGCTGTATGCACTATATCAATGTCCCCCGCGACCGCCTTCGTCTCAACGCTCAATGTCGCCCATACATCAGTCGGTGTCAACTGCGTCCTAATCCAATCGCCTAATGCCTCTAAGGATAAAAGTGAATTGTGATAGGCAACGAGCTTCGCTATGGCCATATCAGAGATTTTCTTTTCATTTGACTCTTCTACAATTGGTGCGAACTTCGACATCGCTACCTCCTTCTTTAACTAAAAGTGAGTGTCCAAGTAATGCATAAGGTGTCCGCGGCCCCTTTATTGACTACGGAGAAGGATGCCGATACCCACATATTTCCTGCCGCCGGGTCATCAAATATCCCTGCCTCCGTGAGTGCTCCTGTCCCCTCTCCAGCCGCCCAGTCACCAACCATGGTAACTATCGCACCCGCCCGTGTTTTAGAGGTAAGATTTGCTCTGTCAACTTCTGTGCCCAAAGCATTGGCAGCTGGAGAGCCTGAGCCTACTGCCATATCCGTAGGCTTGGCCAACGACGGTGCGAGCAAAAGCTGGTCGGCAGCTCCATTCTTCCCTGCGGTTGTCACAGCATTATGAATGTCCCGGGAATCTTTTACTTTGCCATCCAGGCCTCGAAGAACAATCTTCACATTGCTTTTCAACTTGAGTGGTTCTTTCATAACATCTCCCTTTTTATTCTTCTTCTTTTCCAACAACCTCTTCCTCCTCAGGCTCAGGCTCAGGTTCCAGCTCACCAGCCGCCTCTTCCTCTGCCACCCTTATTGCTGCCGCCGCAATAATGGCATCAACCTCTTCTTTGGACATTTCCAATATCTGGGTTAGGAACTCTTTGGGCGGTATCAAACTATCAACACCTCCAGCGACATACTTTGCCAATGCCTCTGTTTTCAAGCCGGCCACCTTGGCTTTGTCCTCATCGGTCGGTGTCAATAAATCAGGCCACTTCACGAAGTATTCTTTTGGCTCTGGTAAAACCCCTAAGGCAATCAGCCTATCAATAAAGGGCCTAATTAACATTGGAGTCAAGTATTCTGATTGACGTCTGGCTATTCTTTTCGCCCAGGTCTCAGAGTCTTGGGAAGAAGCCAGTTGGGCTTGCTCAGAGCCAAACAAAATCCTAAATGGAATTGACATGGCTATCGCTATCGATTTCAGTTGGGATTCAATATGCCCTGTCGGGTCAACCACCTGAGGTGCTAATTGAACTGTCTTAACACCCTGCACTGCTACGTATCTTTGCAGCCCTTCTGAATAGGCCTGGAACTCTTCCCTCATTGCTGTCGCATCAATCTCTGCCCCCGACGCTAACAGTTCCGGCAGGACCTCAAAGGAGAAACCCGGGAAGGCCCCCTTCCAAAACATCTCACCTGAGCCGGATAATATTTTCCTCAAGTCATATAGCCTGTTATAAACGGTCTGCATCCTAGGGGTTCCATATACCTCTGACATCCGTCTGCCATCAGCGACGTGAATGATTCTGGACCAATGAACTGCCTTTAGTTGGGAAGTGGTGCCTGTGGCATCTTGAAACTCAACTGAATATCGATTGGGCTGACCAAATCTTGGACTGCCCTCATCAGTTACCTTTGATTGAATAGTCACCACACTCTCATCAAAGACTCGGAGGTAAAGCAATTTCTGTTCTGCATTTCCTATCTTCTCACCCACATCATTCAGACCTTGAACAGGGGTCAGTAAGGTTTTGCCATCATCAATACCTAATAGAATGATACCAAACCGGCCTACACCTGACAGCTCATCAATCCTACTAAGGTAATGGATAAGGCTGAACTTGGCGTCAAGCTCATCAAAGGTCTTTTCAAATTCAGTCTCACGTGCCTCTTCTGTTTCATATATCTCAGGAGCCATCGCCCAGGATTCCTCTGGCAAGCAGCAAACGACACGCCCAGCGATTCCTTCCCTATCATATAATCGTCGGTATTGCGCGGGTGTGATACTCTCTGGATATCCACATTCTTTGTCAATATCCCTCCTTGAACCATCCAGAAGATGCTGAAGGAAAGATGTCCTTGCCAACATAGCATTGGTACGCAGAGCCGCTGGACTTGTTTTGAGTTGTTTTTTCCCTTTCTGGGTCATTCCGCTCCTCCTTCTTGAATAATGGCGGCTACAATGAGCCGTCAGCACCTTTTCTCATCCCTCCCGGTGTAATGATACCCCTCCTTTTCCTTCCTTCCCTCTCAAGTATATTATACACTAAGACCAGAGGAAAAACAAATTATTTACCAATGGTCCTCTGGTTTCTTTTTCTCTCCTGAGGATGAAGAATCTCGTATGTCGTCTTGCCCTTGATATGCTCTCTATAAACAGTCTGAATAATTTGGCACGTGACATATACCATTAGAATGTCCGCCAGAAGTACCACCCCTAATACTATTCCTCCTAACCACAAGAGGAGCAGGACGATTATCCAACCAAAGGTCATTGGTGCTGCCATGAGTATTATTGAACCCATCTCTTATATCACCTCCTCTCTCGCTCTTGTCAATCTCGCTCTCCTTTTATCATCTCTTTCCTTCTTCTCCTCCAATGCCACTATCGCCAAATCATAGGCCTCAACGGTCCAAAGCTGTTCTCCTTCAGCTCTTTCCAATATCTCATGGCCATCATTCTTCCTGTGATGACCAGACCTCCTTTCTGCCTTATGAACTTGTGCAAACCACCTATGCAGTTTCCGCAAGGGTTTGAGAATCCTAATCGCTCGCTCAACATCCATCATTCACTCTCCTTTCATCAATCATTGTAAAGCCCCTATCTTCTTCCTCCGTGTTAGAAAGGAGAAAGCGCCTGATAACGCATCAATCTGGTCTTTGTATGTTGAAAATGGGAAATACTCCATCTCTTCAACCAAGTTCTGATTCCAATCAGCCTCCTTCATTCTGACGTTACCACCATTCACCTGAACGGCAAACGGGTCAGCTCTCAGCTCCTTCGCACCAACCGGCCTATCAAGTATAATCCTGAAACCTGCCAGGTTCCTTAGTGTACTCTGGGCAGACTCCTTTCCACCTGACCCGGGCTCCTGTTCCACCCCTATTAAAATGTTCCTGCCATCTGCCTCTGCTGTTATCTTGATAATGTTCTCACGTAGGGCGGCATCCCATTGCCCTCTCTTGATATCAAGTATCCAGAACCTGCCAGCCGCATCTTTCCCCATCAACGCTCCTACAGTAAAAGCTCCCCCTCCAAGCGTTCCTGCCTTATCCCAATATCTCACGGAGGCTACCATCTGCTCGGGAGCTCTCATAACCCCTATCATTGCTGTCTTGAACATCCCTCCCCCTATCGGAATGGGTGATTGAAGATACTGCCCAGCGTAGCCATACTCGCCTAATTCTTGCTTGGCCTCGAGCAGACTTTGTCTGCTCATTCTTCTCGGGTCCATCAGCCCCTCAATATAAAGCTTTCTCAATGCTCTTGGCCTAATATCCTTCGTATATTCCGCTGGGAGACATATATGTTTTACCCTATCCCGGCTCTCTTTCTTCTTACTCAAGAAATGTCCTGTAGGGTCTGATTGATGGAGTCTCTGCATAATCAAAATAAATGGTGTTATCTCTTTGTCAATCTTTCTCGTCATAAGTGTTTGGTCAATCCAGTCATTTGCCGCTCTCAATCCTGCCTTCGATAAAGCCTCTCTTGGATTGACCGGGTCATCCACAATTAAAAAATGGCCGTGCATTCCTGTTATCGAACCACCAGTTGATGTTGATATTCTCTGACCCCCTTCTGAGTTGACCAATAACATCTTCTGGAATTGCACCAATTCTATCTCAGGATAGAGGTGTCTGAATTTGTCGGAGAATAATAATCTTCTTGAGTTCGATGCCAGATATAATGACAAAGGAAAAGCATATGATGCACAGATTGAATGAACTGTCGGGTCATTCAGCCAACACCAGACCGGAAACATCACAGAGCAGATGGTTGATTTGGTTGTTCCTGGACTGATATTTATCACGAGGTCGTATTCTTTTTTCTTGCGCTCAAAGACTCTTGTAGCTACATTTTGCAGTTCATCACAGAGCAATTTTATATGCCAATTATCAACATAATCCTCAGGTATAAAAACAGACCAAAACCTACGGAGGAAGTCAATGAATGATTGACGACATAAGTCAGCTTCAAGCCGGTCTTTGTTTATCTGTATCATTTGTCTCTATTATTTTTCCAGCATTAAACTCTTCCACCTCCTTGAGTTTCTTTTCAGCAGCCTCAAGTATTATTCGCCTAATATCGATTGGCAAATCCAGGTGTTCAATGCCTATAAGCTGAGCTGTCTTAATTGGAGTCTTACCGCCCTCAAGTGTTAGCTTCGATTCATCACCATAACCTTTATCCCTGGCCAACTTAGAAAGCAGCCACCTTGCATTTTGAGTGGCCACTGACATATCTGTCTTATCCTTGATGGCTTGAATAATAGTATCCTCAGCCAGCTCTATCACTTTTTCTCTTTCCTCTTCATAGGCCTGATGGATATCCTCCCACCCCCTCCTATGATTTAGAAGATAATTCACAGTCGCGACAGTTGTATTTAGACGCTCTGCTATCAAATGTTTGAGCCCCCCAGTGTCCTGCAGAGCCTTCAAAAACCGAGATTTTGAGACGGGAAGAATTCTTCTTTTCCTCATCTTCATTTTCTTCCTTGGCTTGCGGTATGATGCTGCATTCTTCTTCCTGGTAAGGCGGGCTTGTCTAACCCTCTCCTTTGGATTCATAACTCTTCTCCTTCACTATATTATCGTGATTAAAAATAGGGATTCATTTAATAGTATCGTCACAGGGTGATAAGAAAAAAGTATCGTCACAGGGTGATAAGAAAAAGTATCGTCACAGGGTGATAAGAAAAAGTATCGTCACAGGGTGATACTAAAGATATTATGGCTCTAACTCTGTCTCCCATAACACTTTACACAAAAGTATCGTCACAGGGCGAAATAAAAAGTATCGCTATAGACAGAGATTCATTCTTTTCACCAAGTCGATTATCACGAAAACAAAAATATTTAGGGCTTTTCTAAATCTTTTTTATGGCTCTAACTCTGTCGCCCATAACACTTTACCGTCATTCAAAAAAGTATTTTGAAAAAAAGTCTCTAGGGGGCTTTACTTTTCTATAATATATGTTATACTTATAATGTAAGTTAAAAAGTTCTTTCAAAACTAGGTAGGCCAAAAGGACGACACAGGAGGCAGGGGTCGTCAGAAATACTCCTTAATAACCCAAAACGGCCTAGGCAGAGTTGAATAGATGATGGATTAAATAAAGTCCACTCTGCCTAATCAAAAAACAACCGCGTGCGTATCCTACATACAGCTGACATAGGAGAACACGGGGACCAAGGACGACACGAGCCGGCCGGGAGCCATATATATGTTCATGCGTATCCTTAGAGTGCTGGCAAGTGTAGGTCGAAGCAAGTTCTTAATAAATAAGACTTTTCAATTATTTATGCTTATCCGGAAGGACAAAAAATAAAATCGGCCTCGGAAGAGGTTAAATTCATGCCGTGTTCATCGCCGCCAGGTGTGGCACGGCGTAGGGGTTACGAAAGTGGCGGTCGTTTCACAGAAGTGTTTTAGAAAAGGAGAGAGAAATGACTATCAAGGGCGTGATAAATAAAAAGGAATTAGAGCGAAAGATTACAGAGCAAGCAAAAAGTTATGGAAGTGCCAAAAAGGCGATAGAGGAACTGGAATACAAAATCCAGGTCCGCACAAGAATAATGTATTCCGAGATGGCTCATCCATATCGAGCCGATTCTTATTCAAACCCCAAAGAACATTATGAGGAAGTGATAAGAATTATCAGCAAGGTAATCAAAAAAATCAAAAATGGTAATAAGCCTTTTGAACCTGACCCTTTGTGGTCGTAAGGGAGAATGATAAGTCATCCTTGACGCCATCAGTTAAGGATGACACTAAAGAAGTCCAAGTGATGGTTTTTTAGAAAAGGAGAGAGAAATGGTTACAATAGTGGAAAGGCATATTTCACAAAAGATAGGCAGTGAAGGTCCTAAACAGGACCCTTATGCCTATGAGGAATTCACAATGCGGGAAAAGTATTCCAACGGCCTGACAAGAACAGTTGTCCTACATTCAGGTTTAGGTATTTGGCTCACCTATAATGGAATTCCCGTTCATCCCGATTCACACACACCTGATAATGTCAAGTGGTATATCAAAACTCTTGCAGGTCTTATCGGTGAGGATTTCAAACATATCATTCGCTTTACCAGACAGGAAGCACAACCAAAGAAAAGATGTCCAGACTGTGGAGGGCATAGGTTTGATTGGTTCGGTGGTTATGTAGGTGAGTCCATGCAGGTTTGTTCAAAATGCAATAAAGTGGTTTGGTGCGAAGAGGTTACTGAAAGCATGATTTCATAAACACTTTTTTAGAAAAGGAGAGAGAAATGAGGGCGAAAGAGTTGGCAGAGCTTCTACGAGTCACAATTCCTGCGGGCCTTCCAGTGCTTATCAAAGGGGCACCGGGCATCGGGAAAACCGATATCGTTCGTCAGGTATCCACTGAATTAGGGGCAGACCTAATTGTAAGTCACCCAGTTGTCAGTGACCCAACTGACTTCAAAGGCCTCCCGGCCATTGTCGATGGAAAGGCAGCCTTCCTGCCCTTCGGAGATTTGGAGAGACTTATAACGGCGAAGAAAAAAACGGTTTCCTTTCTGGACGACCTGGGCCAGGCTCCTCCTGTTGTTCAGGCGGCAGCAATGCAACTCATACTTGGGCGACACGTCAACGGCCAAAAGGTAAGTGATAAAGTTGTATTTATTGCAGCCACCAACCGTAAAGAGGACCGTGCAGGGGTTACCGGAATCCTGGAGCCAGTAAAATCCAGGTTCGCTACCATCGTTGAGTTGACTCCCGATGCAGAAGACTGGTGTAATTGGGCACTCAGCAATGATGTCCCGGCGGAAATGATAGCATTCATCAAGTTCCGTCCGGAACTACTTATGCAAGCCAAGGCACCAACGAGTCAAATTATCAATCGACCCTGCCCAAGGACAATCACATACGCCGGGGAACTATTCAAACACGGACTCAAGAGCCCAGAAGTTCTGGCAGGAGCCGTCGGCGAGGGTTTTGCAGTGGAATTCGTCGGTTACTTGAAAGTCTGGCAGACGTTGCCGACCGTCGATGAGGTGTTAAGCAGGCCTTCGGGAGCAAGAATTCCAACAGAGCCAGCAGCATTATTTGCCATTTCAGTTGCACTCGCCATAAAAATGACCGAGAAAACTGCTGCAAAGGTCATAAAATATGCCTGCAGGCTTCCAGAGGAATTCGGAGTTCTGCTCATTCGGGACAGCGTTCGGAAATGTCCAGGGGCAGCAAATACTCCAGAATTCATAGAATGGGCGACAGAACATCAGGAGGTGTTGAACTAAACGAATCCGAAACGCCAGGGAATACCCTGGTGTCCACTGGTAATGTCAGTGCTGACGAGGATTTTACTTTTAGAAGGGAGAGAAAATGAATGAGTTAACAAAAAGGGCAATGCTGGTGGACCTTACCATCAGCTCGTGGGAAGGACGTAAAAAAAACCAATCAGTTTCCCACGAAATCCTTAACGATAAACACGCGGCAGGGGATGCCGGTGCTTGGTGGACGCGAACTGTATCACCAAGAGACCTGAAGGCCATCGGGTCAGCAATCACAAAGGCAAGAACCTTACACGTCAAATATACCCTACCCTGGAACGATTCTGGCACCCGTATTTTGCCAGCGGCCATGTATTTGAAATACACTCAGGAAATGAGAAAAACCAGGGTGAAATTCGAAGAAGCAGTCGAGGATTTCTTAAGTATATATCCTCAACTAATTACCAATGCAAAGGAAAGACTTGGGGGACTCATTCCAAATCACTTCCCCGAAGTTGATAAACTAAGGGAGAAATTCGGGTGGACAATGTTAATCAGTCCTCTTCCCGATTCCAATGATTTCAGGGTTGACCTCGAGCAGAATCAAGTCTCCAAAATCAAAGAGGAAATGGAAGAAAAAACAAAAGAACGCATATCAGGCTCAATGAAAAATCTTTGGCAAAGACTATATGACATGGTCAACTTTGTCAGCGAAAGACTCAGCAAATCAGACAGGATTTTTCGGAACTCTCTCATTGAAAATGTCGGGGAGCTCTGTAATGAAATCCTGCCCAAACTCAACATTACCAATGACCCCGAACTGGAGAAAATAAGAAAGGAAGTCATAGAAAAGATAGCCAAAATAGACCCAGAAACCCTTCGTTGTGGCAAGGGAGGAAAAGATTTCATAAGAAATCGCGTCCTAAACGACGCCTATTCAATTGCCAAAGCAATCGTGCCTTACACCAAAGGAATTGACCCCAAAAAGAAAGCACTCGCCAAGGAAATGTCCTTAAGATTCCTAGGTGCTGTTTCAAGGAAAGAGTTTTACATTCTTACCAATAAGAGAGCCCAAGTTCACAGGTTCGATGAAAATGAATATGACAAATATCTGGATGGTTTCCAAAAAGTAATGGACACGGCCAGAAAAGCAGAATGGCCGAGTGATACCAAAAGCCACCGGACTTACTGTCCATGTTCATACTGGGGAATTACCGTTAAGGTAGTCCACAACGAGGCCAACGGGACAAAGCAAATCACAATTCTACAAACGGTAGGCAGAATGATGAATAATTGGGACATCCGAGGACTGCGTAAGAAAAAGGTAAAAAGCTTTACCATCCCGGCAAAATCCAAGAAGGAATAAAAAAATTAGAAAGGAGAGAAAAATGGCAAGGAAAAAAGCCAGCGAGAAGATAAGGAGGGCCAGGACGCACCTGCTCCTAGACCATCCTTTCCTTGGAACATTGGCAATCAAACTGAAACTCGTTGAGAGCGATAAGATTGACACGGCCCAAACCGATGGGGTCAGCTTGGTTTACAATCCCAAATGGATATCACCGATGGGAGAGGAAGTGATTATAGGTATTCTCGCCCACGAAATCTTGCATATCGCAAATGGTCATCCTTGGCGTCGAGGGACCCGAAACTTAAGAAGGTGGAATGTTGCTGGAGATTATGCTATCAATGGCATCGTCAAAGAAGCCGGAATGAAACTCCCCAAAGGGTGTCTGCTTCCTGAGGGAGCACAAAGTTCCTTCAGAAACCTTTCCACAGAAGGTATTTACCAAGAACTTGTGCTTATAGAAAAGAAGGAGGAAGAAAGGCAAACCGAGGGCCAGCACAAGGAAGAGAAGAAAACCAATACTAATACACCGGAATCAGAGAAGAAGGATGAGATGGCTCAGGAAGAGCCGCCCCGACCCGATGGGAAGGACCAACCCGAGCAGAAAAAGGAAGGTAAGAAAAATAAGGAAGATTCTACTCCTGACCCCGGTGGTTGCGGTGGTGTAACGGACGCTCCTCCCGATGAGATTGAAAATCTAGAAAAGGAATGGAAGCAAAGTATATCCCAAACCTACCAAACCACCAAAAGCTATGACAAGATACCAGGTGATTTGAAAAGGGTCATTGAAGAGCTAACCAAAACTGAAATCTCCTGGGAAGCAGTCCTTCAGGACTTCATTGAAAAAAGTGCAAGAAACGATTACGACTGGACCCGGCCAAACCGAAGGTATCTGAATAGAGGATTCATACTGCCGGGAATAGTTTCCGACAAACTTGGAGAGATTGTAATTGCGATAGATACATCAGGCAGTATTGATAAACATTCCCTTACTCGATTCGTTTCAGAGGCGTCGTCAATCCTGGAGCATTATGACACCAAAGCTCACGTCGTATGCTGTGACACCAAAGTTAGAAGCACTCGAGAATACACTCAAGCAGACCTTCCTATTAAACCCATACTAAAAGGAGGAGGAGGGACCGATTTCAAGCCTGTGTTTGAGTGGGTTGATAAGAAAGGAATCAACCCGGTGGCTCTCATATACTTTACCGACCTATGCGGGGAATTCCCAAATGCAAGTCCCGAATATCCAGTCCTTTGGATTAGCAATAAAAAAGATGCCGGAGCACCCTTCGGCCATACTGTTTATCTCAGCGAAGAAAAGGAGGCAGTAAAAAAATGAAAAGGTTAAGGGAAGAAATGCTTGACCGCTTGCACTCGGTGGAAAAGTTTGTCAAGGAACAGCCCGAACTGGATAAGCAAATGGAGGAATGCATAAGCAATGCATTGAAAATGCTTGGCGATTACGGTATGACGGAAGGAGACCACCATAGGTGCTGGGTCATAGACCAAACCGTAAGAATATTGCTAGGCGACCGTTATGATGAATGGATTGCCAAATGGTGTCGTGGTGGAGAGTATTATTGGGATAAGGGTGTTGCACCATAAAAAACCAAAACGAAAGGAGAGAAGAATGAGCAAGCAGGAGGAACTATTCACAAAATACCGTGGTCTTTCAAAGAAGTTGGCATTCAAATTTGCACAGAAATATAATTTCAAATACCAGGCACTCCTCGAGGAAGCAGAATCTTGTCTTGCCCTCGAAATCTGTTCGAGATGGACAAAGCAATTTGATAACAAAAAATCCAGCGAGTGCACTTGGGTGTACCTGGCCATCTATTGGGGGTTGATGACTTACTGTAAAAATGAGAAAAAGAGGGCCATCCCATTCTCACTCTTAAGAGAAGATGACTCTCCACTAAACCTACCAGCAAAGAGGAAGAATCCTATTTTCACCCTGCTCGAAAACCTCGGTCAGGATGCTCAATTCCTACTCGAGACAATATTGATTGATGTCCCACAAGAGATTGCAGATGACATTTCAGTTGCCACACGAGCAAGGGCCAGGAAGAAAATAAAAGGATACCTAAAAGAAAAAGTTGACTGGGACGAGAAAAGAATCGAATCAACCTGGAAGGAGGTTCAAGTATGCCTGGCGACATTATGACAGAAGATATTGATGCCCAGGTCGAGAAGAATCTAAGGACCAAACCATATCCTTTCCAGCTTCGGGGGGTCAGATTCCTTGAAAGAAGTCGAGGCCGTGCTCTTATTGGTGATGATATGGGCATCGGAAAGACCATTCAAACCATTGCCTGGATAACTCTCCATCCCGAAGTTCGTCCAGTTATTGTGGTCTGTCCATCCACTCTGAAATTCCATTGGAAGAGAGAATTTCAAAAGCACGCTGGAATAGAAAGTGTTATTCTAAACGGCCAGAAACCCTTCCCGGTTAAAGGGAATGTCTGGATTCTAAATTATGATATTCTAACCCATTGGGCTCCTGCCCTTATCCAGAAAACACCACGCCTTTTGGTCATCGATGAATGCCATTATGCAAAATCACGTAAGGCGAAAAGGACGAAGGCCTGCCAAATCTTAGCAAGGAAGTGTCACCATATCATTGCTCTATCGGGGACACCAATTATCAATAGGCCCGTGGAGTTCTTTCCCGTTCTGCAAATGATAGCACCTGATAAGTTTGGGTCATTCTGGAAATATGCATTCAGATACTGTGACCCAAAAAGAGGTTGGGCAGGAAGGGGTTGGGATTTTAAGGGGGCCTCCAACATTGAGGAACTACACGAACGAATCAAAAGGATTATGATACGACGAATGAAAACGGATGTCCTCAAAGAACTCCCACCAAAAACCAGAACCGTCATCCCGGTCGACATCGATAACCGAAAAGAATACGAAAAAGCAAAGGAAGATTTCCTGAATTGGCTACTTGAAAAGAAAGGTCCAGAAGCAGCAAGAAAAGCACTTGGTGCAGTCGCTCTGGTAAAATTGGGCACACTAAAGCAATTAGCTGCCAGAGGAAAATTGACCACAATCATTCAGTGGATTGAAGACTGGCTTCAGGAGACTGACCAGAAAATAGTTGTTTTTACACTCCATCAAGAGATAATCAACCACCTCAAAGAGAAATTTCCAGGAGCCGCAAAGATAGATGGCTCTACAAGTGTCAATTCTCGCCCACAGGAGGTGGAACGATTCCAGCACGACTCTAAATGCCGTATCTTCCTCGGGAACGTCCAGGCGGCGGGATTAGGCCTAACCTTGACAGCTTCCAGCACCGTGCTCTTCACCGAAATCGGGTGGACACCCACAGAACACGACCAGGCAGAAGACCGTGTCCTTCGGATAGGTCAGAAAGCATCAAACGTCAACATTTATTATATGGTGGGAGTCAATACAATCGAAGAGAAAATTATCAACCTACTCAGTAAAAAGAGACAGATTATTAGCCACGTCCTAGATGGAAAAGCTCCCCAGACGTGTATTGTCAATACCCTATTGGATGAAAGGAAGGAAAATGGATGAGAAGAAAAAGGGGAAAACCTGTGCAATACTGGTACGGAGCATTCCCGAAGACTTGAGAAACGAGTTCAAAGCTTCTTGCGCCAGGGAAGGAAAAACTATGAACGAGAAAATCCTTGCTCTCCTGGAAAACGTCGTGCAGGAAGATAGGGCTGAACTGGAAAGAGTCATTGAAAAACTGACCAAATAGGTGGACCATGTTAGACTTTGTTAGACTTTGTCGAGACCTCTCAATACCCCTTCTTGAATCCGGGCATCATCACTGCACCCGGGGGTGGGTTCAAACTCACTGCCCCTTTTGTAAGCAGGGCCAAGGAAACTGGCATCTTGGCTTCAATCTCGAGGAGGACTTTTTCCACTGCTGGAAGTGTGGTGCCCATTCTATCCCGTCAGTTCTATCTAAAATATTACCGAGATACAAAAGAAAAGACCTGTCCCAAATTCTAAATCAATATCAAAAATATGCAACGGGTGGTAGGACGGAAATTATACCCATTACCAGGCACCGTTCAATAGAATTCCCACCAGGAACGAGCTCTCTTGCCCCCATTCATATAAAATATCTCGAGAAAAGGGGGTTCAAAGCTGATTCCTTAGTCAAAATATGGGGGCTCAAAGCAACACACCACCTAAGTGCAACCTGGTCTTGGAGAATCATTATTCCTATCTACAATCACGAAGGAAAAATGGTGGCCTACCAGGGCAGGGCGATTGGCAAAGATGCCAAGCCCAGATACAAAATGGCTGGAAAAGAAATAATTGTAGGAAATCCTCGAGCTCTCCTTTATGGTATTCACAAAATTCCTAAAAACTCTGTTATCATAGTTGAGGGGGCTCCAGGCGTTTGGCGCCTCGGTCCCGGCACGGTTGCAACATTAGGGATAAATTGGAAAAGAGAACAAGCAAATTTCCTACGACAATACAATAGGAGGTTCATTTTATTTGACCCAGAACCAGAAGCACAAAAGCAGGCAAAAAAATTGGCAGAATGGTTATCATATTATCCGGGAACGACAGAAATCCTAAGCGGGTTCAAAAAAGACCCGGGGGATTTCTCAGAAAGACAAGCATCGAAAATCATAAGGATACTTGGAATATGACTCCCGAGTTTACCGTTTCCAGTTTGGCTCTCTCCTTTCGGGAAACGGTTTATTGGCTGACCCCCTCACTCGGGAGTCTTTTATTTCATTTCTACAATGAGTATATCTGCATCCAACCGAGGCCATAAAATAGTTTTCAGGAAGGGGCAGTGGGTCTATGAAGATACTGGAGAATCAGCAAAGAAAATTAGGCCTTGTCCTAAATGCGGTGAAATGCCAACACCAGAGGGATACGATGCGTGCCTGGGCTTTCTACCCAATGTCAAATCAGCTTGCTGTGGGCACGGTGTTCAAAAAGGATTCATGATAAAAGATGAAACCAATAACCAATAATAGGACCTACAACGAAAAGGAGGGGTATCATTACACCGGGAGGGATGAGAAAAGGTGGTCATGGCTCGCTGTCACTCTTGTCATTTGGCAAAAGACAATGGCGGAATGTTTTCGTCTTCCAAGGTGGACTACATTCCGTCTTGGAAGAGGACCGTCTTCCAAGGTGGACTACATTCCGCCTCTCTTATACTCCGTATAAGTAAAGAGAATCATAAGAAAAAGACATTGGGAGTTCTTTTTTCAAAGAAATAGGAAGGATGAAAAGATGAATAGAGCCGAGGTGAATAGTGAGAATAAAAAAATGAATGATAAGAAACGACCAGGAATAGGAGAGACATTCAATCCCTGGGGATTATTTGTAGGAGCATTCATACCAAATTGGCTTCTCCAACATAACAACCTTTCTTCATCAGCGAAACTGTTATGGGGACGACTTGCCCAATTCGCCGGAAAGGATGGGGAAGCCTTTCCCACCCGAGATGTCCTTGCAAGGGAGATTGGGTTAGGACCAGACCAGATTGGAAATCTCCTCAAAGAATTGGAGAGGAGGGGGTTTATCCGAATTATCCATCCAAAGGGGAGGGTCAAACTATCACACCAACCAAACAAATACCAATTTCTCTGGCATCCTTTATGTAATGAATATTTCACCTCTTCCAAACTTGAAGAGGAAAAACCAACCCATCCAAGATGGAAGAAGTTCTCTGAGCAACTGCATAATGCTGTCTACAAAAAAACCCACGTCAATCATTCTCATTCCCTCCATGAGTGGGCTATTCAGTTGGAACTTCTCCACCGTAGGGACAAGGTTGAGATTAGACGAATACGAGATGTCCTAAATTGGTATAGTAAAATATTGCCTACTGCGGATAAGTTTCTTCCTCAGGGTTATTGTGGGCACACCTTTCGGTCCAAATTCGCTGGCATCGAATCTAAGATGCAGGAGCTGATGCCAACCAAACCTAAAAATGAAAAACCAACACAAGGCTCATACCAAGGTCGTTCTGGAAAAACCTATACAGAGGAAGAATGGCAGAGATTGGATGATAAAGAAAAAAGGCAGGAATCCTTTAGCGATATTGAGGAGGTTTAAAGCTTATGCAACGAAGGCGTATAGATTCTCAATCGGAAAGAGTTTTCTTAACTGCAATGATTATATCCGATAGATTTCTTGCTTCGGCATCACGCGTCATTGATTTATCTCTAATTGACTCAGATGTCTTTCGTCAGGTTTCTCAATGGTGTTTGGACTATTATTTTCAATATGGAAAAACTCCTGGTCGGAATATTGAATCTATTTTCCATTCGTGGTCGGAGAAGGATAACACTGACCCCACCCAGATTTCTGCCATTCAAGATTTCCTTGAACGCCTGTCTCAAGATTATGAATCGGCGGGAGACCTAAATATTCCTTACTTGTTGGATGAGTTTGGTGTTTGGTTATCATTAAAAAAAGCAACACGCCTCCATGATAACCTAGAATATGCTTTGTCTCAGGGAGATAAAACCACCGTTCTCAATGTCATCAGTGAGTTTCGCGCAGTCGATTTAGGACGGGGGGCTGGTATTGACCCCCTGAATGACAAAGAAAAATGGAATCAAGTCTTTTCAAATCCATTGGAGCCACTTATAACCTTCCCTGGTGACGCTGGTGAATTTCTCAATTTGGCAATGGTAAGGGATGGTCTTATTGGAATTCAGGCTCCAGAAAAAAGAGGAAAGACGTGGTGGTGTATTGAACTGGCCATTCGTGCTCTGCGAAATAGAAAAAAGGTTGCTTTCTTTCAGGTAGGGGATTTGAGTGAAAATCAACTTCTTCTCAGGTTAGGTGTAAGGTGGACAGGAAGGCCATTGTGGAAAAACCAATGTGGTGTAATCAAAATTCCAAGTAAGATTGTCAAGATTGAAACTAATGATGGATTTGATACAAACATCCAATGGAATATGATTCAAAGAGACAAGATTTTGTCTCCACAAACTTGTGAACGAGGGCGAGAGAAGTTCTTAAGAGGTTGCGGTATTCCAGCAGGAAAACCATACCTAATGCTTTCTGTCCATCCTAATTCATCAATCAATGTCCGTGGCATTGAGGGAATTCTATTGCAATGGGAGCAGGAACAGGATTTTATTCCTGATGTAATTATAATTGATTATGCTGATATTCTTGCTCCCGAAGATTCCGGAAAGCAAACCAGAGACCAGGTTAATGACACCTGGAAAACACTACGCAAAATGAGTCAAGAACGACACTGCTTGGTCATTTCACCCACGCAAGCTGATGCCCGAAGTTATGATACAAGAACTCAGACCATGAGTAATTTCTCTGAGGATAAAAGAAAATATGGTCATGTCACTGGTATGATTGGTTTGAATCAAACAGACCAAGAAAAAAAGAAACAGGTGATGAGATTGAATTGGATTGTTCTCCGAGAATCTCCTTTTCATGCTTACCGCTGTCTCTATGTAGGTCAATGCTTGCCGTTAGGAAGGGCTTTCTGTTGTGGTGTGTTATGAAGTGTTATGAAGTGTGGAGAGTATTAAAAGGTGCTGGTGGCTCATAATGGCTCTTCTTTGAAAAGATAGAGTGAAGGAACGATAATAAAATAGAGGAGGAAAGAAAAGATGTATAGAATTAGAAAATTATTTAGGTTTGAAGCTGCTCACCAATTAAGTAAAGCCTTTTCAAAAGCGTGTTCAGACACTATCCATGGGCATTCATACGTGGTGGAGATTTTCCTGGTTGCCAAGTGTCTAGACGAAACCTCAATGGTTATGGATTTCGGGAGATTGACTCATTTCATCCACCTAATCAAGGAAGAGTTTGACCATGCTCTTATCTTGCCAGTGAGCTTGGCAAATGAACTGTATAAAGGTATTCCTGGGAAAAAGGTTGTTCTACAAAGCAATCCTACGGCAGAGGTAATAGCAAAACTTCTCTACGACTTTATTGATGGATACATCAACCCCGATATGGTGGCTGCTAAAAATGACCTTCACCTTGAAAAAGTTCGTGTCCACGAAACAGCAACTGGTTATGCTGAATATGAGGGGGGGTTAAAATGACCACTGCCATGAAACAAGTCAGAGATTATCTTAAAGCCATGACTAAAATCATGGGGGTCCGCCACACACTCAAGTCATCTGGTTGTAAGTATGGGTCAGTTCAAGAGTTCCTATTGAAACACGGTAAGAAATACCAATCTCAACCACTAAGCAAAAACGAAATTAAACACTTATCAGGAATCTTGGGTGGGATTAAAAAATGGGCAGCAAATGCAAGGTGGAAGGCATGCTACTATACCTGCCAAATTGCGGCCGTTTCAGATAGGACAGAGAAATTAAGATATGTTGAAGGCATTGCTACAAGTGGCCTGGTCCCTGTCGAGCACGCTTGGCTTGACTTCAATGGTAAAGTAATTGACCCGACATGGAAGATTGGGGCTAAAAACTTCAAAGGTGGAAAAGCCATCATTGGTGAACTCCCGGAGAATCACGCTTATCTAGGTGTAGTTGTTCCGGCGGAAATAATATTAAAGCAACTCATATCTGAAAAAATGGCTCAACCTCTTCTTTCCTGGGAAAATCACTATGCCCTTTTGAAAAATGATGATTGGTTATTAGGAGATGATAAGAAATGCCAAAAGAATACCAGGTAAATGAAATCTTTTATAGCATCCAGGGTGAGGGGCATTTTGCAGGAACACCCATGATATTTATTCGTTTCAGTGGTTGTAATCTCAATTGCCATTTCTGTGATACCAATCATCAACCCCACACACAAATGACGAAGGAAGATATTCGAGAGAAGGTCCTTTCTATATTAGAACAGAGATGGCCCCATTCCGGCAGTCCTGATAGAGAGAAATTATATATTCCAATCTGTTTCACTGGAGGGGAACCTTGCCTTCAACTTGATGATGAATTGATGTCATTCTTTTACTCAAGCCGGTATAATTTTGCATTTCACCTTGAGACCAATGGAACTCTTATTCCACCCACCCCCGCAGCTTTCAGATGCATTACAATTTCGCCAAAGAAGTTCTTTCCTCCTGAAATCGGTGGATTCATGACAAACCCCCAAGTCCTAAAAGAACTAAAAATTATTTGGGATACGGGCAAAGGAATGAATCATCTTCTATCAATAATAAGTATCTGGGGGGCTTTTCCATACAGGTTTGGGGGGTTTATCCAGCCCCTTGCCCAGCCGGACGGGTCCACCAATGTTAAAGAGGTAATTGATTTCGTTAAGAATAATCCGGAATGGAGATTATCAATTCAATTGCAAAAGATTCTTCATTTCCAATAGAAAAGATAGATAATAAAATAAAGGAAGGCAAAAAAATGAGTGGACAGATAAGTGGACAGGAGAGTGAAATGAAAACCTGTCTGGAACTCCTCAGGAGGATGGGAGTGAAAGTTTCCAAAGGAATATCCTCCGAAAGAGCCCAAAAGAGGTTGGAGAAAAACCTTGCCAGGAAAGGGATTCCTCGAAAGCTCACTCCAGAAGAAATGAAACTGGTCAGGAAAGCTGGTTATATGGTGGGGAAAGTTCCAAAAGGGACGGCCCTCCAGGCCTTTCATCACCTCTTTGCTGAAAGAAGTGAAAATCCTCGCAAGGATATGGTGGTAAAGTTGGCACAGGAATTCAGGGTTCTTGATTGCACTATCAAGAATTACATTGCTGACGCCAAAGCAGGCAGAGACCCAATTCTTCATCTAACCGAGAAAGATGGAATCCTCAAGAAAGGAGTAGGAGTATGAACAAAAGTATCATCGTTACCGGTGCTTCCAGTGGGATAGGTAAAGCTATCTTTGACGAGTATTCTTCCAACCCAGAATTTGTGACCTGGGGGGCTTCTAGGAGAGGACCCTCCTTTCTCGTTGACCTGGCAAAGTTTATAGGAAGACGAGAACTAAAAAACAAAATGAAGAAATGCGGGGGGGAGGCAGATGTCCTCATTCTTAATCATGGCATCATGTCCTTTAATGAAAATCAAGATTATCATGACCTCTTTGCAACCGACCTCCACTCCTATTGGCAGCTACTTGAGATGAAACTGGTCCGCCCCGGCGGGTGTGTCATTCTCAACGCATCAATCTCCGGTGTGGTAGGAGATACAGATGTTCCTTTTTATGCCGCACTCAAAGCAGGAGTGATAAATCTTACCAAAAGCTATGCTAAAAAACTTATGCCGGATAAAATTCGAGTCAATTGCTTCTCTTGTGGTTTTTTCAAAACGCACTTGGCCGGTGAGGGAGATACTCCCCCCGAGTTGTTATATGATGTTCCAATGAAAAGGGAAGCAAACCCCATCGAAATCATTCCAGTCATCAAGATGCTAATTGATGCCAAGTATATGACGGGGCAGAACATTATTATTGATGGGGGGCTTTCATTGTGAGAGGAAGAGAATTTGAAGCAATAACGATTTTCCTCAATCGAGATTGTCCTCGCAACTGCCCTCAATGCGGCATTTCGGATAGCTCAAAACGGCCTCTCTCAGCCGAAAGATGGATCCAAGCAATCACCCTACTTCGAGAAACTTACCATGCTAATTTCTTTCTTTTCTTAGGCACCGAGCCACTTATGCTGGGAGATGACCTTGTTAAACTGGTGAAATGGTTTTCAAAGGAGAAACTCTTTTATGGCTTTTATTCTACCAGTCCTGAGCCACTCTTCTCACAGTATAAACAAGCATTGGTTGACGCTGGATTAAATAATTGGTCGGCTGGAATTGATGGGCTTCCTGGTATGCCAATGGATTTTCATACCGATAAGAAGGTGAGGGAATCCCTCGATGGCTTGAAATGGATGGCAGGAAAAAAAGGCATTCAAACCCACACTCTAACCACAGTTCATAAGGGAAACCTATTTTATATTCCTAGCATTCTGAAGTGGTGCCAAAATAATATCCCAGGCGTTCAATCATCCATCAATTTCATTGAGTGGAAGAGAGGACCTGAATTCGATTTCTTCGGCGATAGGATACCTGGTCTCTGGTGGGAAGGAACAGAAACGGAGCAAGAACAGATAAAATTCGTAATGAGACGCATCAAAGAGCTGTCACGAAATCCTGGCAGGATTATCCAGACCCCTGATGGTTATCTTGACAATGCTCACAAGTTCTATTATAAATTGAACCAGCACTGCCAAGGGGTTGTTGGTCCTGCCATTGACTGTGATGGAACAATACGTCTCTGCGGATATTCAAGAGGGCATAAAGTAGGAAAATGGTCAGTCTTTGACCTTCCCTTCCATCGAGGGGAAATTGAAAGAGATTGGGAAGGAGACCTTTTAGAATGTAAAGGATGTCATTGGATTTTCCAGGATATGCTTCGACAAGACCTACGAATACTCAATCCTCATTCCGGATTTCACGAGGAGAGGTGGGGGAAATCTATTTGTTAGGAGGGAAAATGGAAGCGGTAATCTATCCTATAATTGGGGTTGGAACATTCATTGTATTTCTAGCCATTTGTTTTTACAAAATGGGGAGAACGTATTAAAATGAAATCAGTTCTTATACTCTTCAGTGGAGGAGCCGACTCAGTTCTAATGCTACGCTGGGCAGTAAGAATGAAACTTGCAATTAGTGTCCTGTATTTTGATTATGGGGCAAAGAATAAGGAAGAGTTAAAATATGCTACTCAAATTCTTGATACTATAGAAAGCAGTTTTGAAATTGACTCTCACCAAACGATATTTCGTCGTTTCCCCCTTAATATTAGTGAATGCTTTACCTATACACAATCAAATCTACTTGAGAAAAGTCAAACAGATTTCCCAGGTGTTCATTTTAATCACGTCCCTGCTCGAAATACAATTTTTCTTGCAACTGCATTGAGCATCGCCGAGTCGTATTCAATTGACGAGATTTGGATAGGTTGTAATTATACTGACCGAATCAACCACTTCCCTGATTGCTATCAGGAATATGTCGTTCAAATGAATGAGATATCAAAAACTTATGGGAGCCGGCCAATTACCATTAAGGCTCCTTTGTTAGGTTTGCATAAGGAAGATGTCAAGATGCTGTTAGAATCACAAGGAGTTGACCTTAAACAGATTTATTCAGGATATTCCCCACCAGAACCACGATAATAATTTATTGAGAAAGGATAAAATAATGAAAAAGAACGAGAACTTGGAGGCCCCATCACTTTCTTCGTTTACACGACTCACAGAGAAATCCTTTTCCCCACTGGTTATTCGAAAATATACCAAATTCGGGTTTCCCATCTTTGTTGGGATTATCACTGATGATGACCTGGATGCTCTTGATTCCATTGTGATTGACTTTATCAAGAAAAAGAAAAACCTGTGGACATCCGATAGCATCCAAGATAAGAGACAGCTCGCTGGATTATTGAGTGAAAGAATAACCCAAGTATTCTTAAAGACGGAGGGAGTAGCAGTCACATTCTATATTGATAAGGCTTGTGTTTCGTCCCTTTTCGGCGACTTTATGAACCATTTCCAATGCAAGTTTGAATATTATTCACTTTTAATGATGAGTACGAATATATAATGGAAAAACTTATTTTTTGCCCTCATCCTGATGATGAATTGATTGGTTGTTCTCAGGTTCTTCTAAACCATCATAATTGCTCTGTTGTCTATGTCACCAATAATTGCTCTCATCCTCATCAAATTGAAAGGAAAAGAATTAAAGAAGCGTGGGGGCTATCCAAATATCTTGGCCATCAAATGTTCCAAATAGATTTAGAAGAACTTCCTTCATTCCTCGAGACTTATGAACAAGAATCCTTTATGGCATCCTACTTCTGCCTTGCCCCCGACCCAAGATGGGAGCTTCATCCTGCCCATCGAATTTTGGGTATGGCAATATTAGGCCGATTTGAAAGTAAGCATTCTCGTTTTGGGACCTATTCAACCAATATGAATGCTCCATATACTCAAGAGCTCCAACCCAAGAATCAACGCAGAAAGAAAGCCTTACTTGATAGATTCTTCCCATCCCAGAAATCATTGTGGAAGAACGACCACAAATATTTTCTCTTCGAAGGAACTTGTGAATGGAATCCTCCCCTAACCGATTGATACTGGTTCAACAGCTTCCAGTAAGAATGAGATATCAGGAGTGGTGGGGTTCTTTGCTTGAATCCAAGCTTCGTCCTTATTTTGATGACATCGTTGTTTTAGGAAGAGCAAATCCAGTTGAGACTCATCCCACTTCTTTTAGTGTTGCAGAGAAGGCCATTAGGCAAGAATTACGACAAATAGCTGGGTTTCTACAAACGAACCTAACGGACCGCGATGTTCTTTTGCACTGTGATTTATCGTTTCCAGGAGTCTTTCATAGTATCCTATTTCACAAGAAACCAGCCCGAGCGGTAAGCTTCTGCCATGCGACATCCCTAAACCGTTACGACCTTTTTCAACCCCTTAGAACTCGAAAATGGCCCGTAGAGAAATCCCACAGCAAATTATATGATAACATTCTGGTAGCTACCAAATACCATCAAAAGAAATTGGGATTAGAAAATGTTATTTCTCTCGGGGCATTACCTGACCCTCCTCCTGAAATACTTCCTACACCATCTATCCACCCAAGGACAATTCTATTCTGTTCAGTTTCACGTCCTTGTCAACAGAAAGTGGATAAATCTGTTGAAGAACATCTTCGCAATCTAACAGAGAAAAAAATACATCGCCATCGTTTTTATGACTGGTCTTCATATTACCATTTTCTTGACCGATGTCATTTTCTTATCATAACTGCAAAGGAGGAAACTTATGGTTATCAAGTAATTGATGCCGTTCTCCGTGGATGCATTCCTATTGCACCAAAGGCCTTTTCCTACCCAGAACTTTTGCCCAGTGCAAACCTGTATGACAATTCTAATTCTCCGTTGGAGAAGGCGAAACAGATTTTACAAATTACAAAAAACCTCATTGGCACGAAGCCAATTTTAATCAATGACCATGATAGAACTCAGTTTTTCCCAAATCTTGTAAGGATACTCAAATGCAAAAAATAGAGCTTGGTTGGGACGATGTCCAGAAAACAGCTGACGAAATAAGTGACGGGATTATTGTGGCAGCAAAAAATCAGGGGGCTAAAAGAGTTCTCCTCTATGGCATCCCAAGAGGAGGTGTTTTTGCTGCACTTCTTGTGCAAAACTCAATTCACCAAAGGGGGAAACCCTGTTATTTGGTAGAGGCTCCTTCCATAGCAAATATATTTATAGACGACATAATAGATTCAGGAAAGACGTGCTCTCACTATCAAGGGCTTTATAACAAACCCTTCTTTGCTCTTGCTAAAAAGCATCAAGGTAGCAAAAAGTGGTTTGAGTTTCCTTGGGAGAGGGCAAGTAATGAAGAGGGACCAGAGGAGAATATACGCAGAATCATTGAATTCATCGGCGATGACCCTGATAGAGTAGCACTCAAAGAGACACCAAAAAGAGTAGTCAAGTCATGGGAGCGGTTGTTTGGCGGATATAGACAAGACCCAGGAAAGGTCATTTTAAGCTACATTCAGGAAGAGCCCTGCCAGGAAATGGTGATTCTAAGAAATATTGAGTTCTATAGTCATTGCGAACATCACCTAATGCCCTTTTTTGGCAAGGCTCATATAGGATATATACCAAGACAAAGGGTTGTAGGAATTAGCAAGCTAGCACGATTACTGGAGGTCTATTCTCGACGATTACAAATACAGGAACGATTGGGCTTTCAAATTGTCGAGGCTCTAGAAAAATATTTGAAACCGGAGGGTTGTGGTTGCGTTCTGGAGGCCCAACATTTCTGCATGATTTCGAGAGGGGTGGAAAAGCAGAATTCAATAATGACCACGTCCTCAATGAGAGGAAATTTTCTATCCGATTTGGCCGTTAGGAATGAGTTTCTGAGGTTTATAAAACAGTGAAAATTCCATTACTAATAGATTCAGGCGCTTATTCTGCTTTCACACAAGGGAAAGAGATAGGTCTCGATTCTTATATCTCATTCCTCCATAGCATAATTGAAAAGCATCCTGAAGTTGAATATGTCAATCTTGATGTTATCGGGGATGGCAGAGCCAGTTACCATAATTGGAGATTGATGGTAAAAGAAGGATTAAACCCCCTTCCAATTTATCATGTTTCCACTGATGTAGGATGGCTCAAACGATATCTTAATCACACCAATCATATCGGACTTGGTGCCATAGCTAATATGACGACATCAAAAAGAATCTGGGCACTGGATAGAATCTGGAAAGAGTATTTGATAGGACCAGATAAAATGCCAACAGCAAAAGTCCACGGAATGGGAATCACTTCGTTTCGATTGATGGAACGATATTCATGGTATTCCATTGATTCCACTTCCTGGTTAAAGGCTGGTAGTTATGGCAAGATTTATATACCGAAATGGAGAGGGGATGGATGGGATTATAGCCGTCCTATCGTAATTGGTTTCTCCGAGAAATCACCAACCCGGCACTTGAAAGGGCAGCATATTGATACCTTGACACCACAGGAACGAAAGGTCATGGTCAATTATATCAATTTTATCGGGGAGGAACTGGGAGAATCAAAACTTGTGGATGGCGAGTTAGAAATTATCAAAAAAGGAACTTCAAATTACCATCATGTCCGATGCAATGTGAACGCACTTTTCTTCTCTAAGTTCACTCAACTATTGAAATGGCCACGTCCTTACGAAGCACACCGCCCTCAAGACTTATTTATGTTTGAGCAAAAAGAGTGGAAAGAAAAAGGCATAACCACTGACAATAGTCATTCTAAAAACACCATTCTATATCTGAGTGGTCAAGGGCGATGGGTTGAAGAATATATATGGACAAGACCTAAGGATTTCTCATATACAGGAATTTTATTGAGTTTTTACGGAATGGAGAAAGGAAAGAGAAATAAAGTCAGATTGAACCAAATCTTAGAACATAATGAAAGGGAAGGAAATGAAGATAAAGAGAAGTGAACTGCTCTCAAAACTGGAGGCAGCCACGGCAGGATTATCCAAGTCAGAAATCCTGGAGCAATCCAATTCGTTCATTTTCTACAAGGGAGAAATTATCACGTTCAATGACGAAATATTGGTAAGACAACCATACCCGATAGGTTTTGATGCCATTATCTTGGCTGATGACTTGTTAGGGTTGCTTTCCAAGATTTCAGATGAGGAAATTGAAATCACCCTTGAGAAATCAGAAATAGTCATTGAGGGAAGGAGGAAAAAGGCAGGGATTAAAATTGACTCTGATATCAGACTTCCCTTTGACTCAATTCCTAAACCTGATGTTAAACATAAATTGGATGAGAACATTTCAAAAATGCTACAAAGGGCGGCTGATGCCTGTGGCAAAGACGAAACCCAACCTTTAATCCTCCATATTCATGCAACCCCCGATTTGATTGAGGCCTGCGATAATTTTCAATTATTCCGGTTCACAGGAAATACTGGATTCCCAGGAGAAATGCTAATACCATCCTCCTCAATGAAAAGATTGAACAAAATTATTTTCACTGAGGTATCCATTGGAAAAGGTTGGTGCCATTTTGGCTTCAATAAAGGCCTGATTTCTATCAGATGTTCCAACGATAAATATTTAGACGTTGGCAAGGCACTCAAGATGGATTCCTGCCATGAAATCACTCTTCCCATAGGGCTCGAAGAAATTCTGGAGAGAGCAATGGTAATGAATGAGGCCGGTGGAACGAAAGCAGCCATCCAAAATAGAAGTATTTTATATGATGCCATTGTCTCCATCAAAATCGAAAAGGGCAGGTTCAAAATTGAATCCAGAAAGGAGACTGGTTGGTATAGCGAATGGAGAAGAAGCAAGTATGATGGAGAGCCGCTTATCTTTGCAGCCCACCCAAAACTTCTAATGGAAATCCTCCGTCAAAGCAGGGAAGCAAAAATTGATGACAGTAAAAGCAGAATGAAAATATCCACAAAGGATATTCAATATGTTATAACACTCCAAACCATAAAATAAGAGGAAAAGGTGAATGCCCGGCTTTTTCAATCCTGATGTCTGGAAGAGAGAAATGCCAGAAATTAGAAAACTCTCCCAATGTGGTAGGTGTGGTCTGGCAAGGCAATGTCATACACCACGAATGTCTGTATCAGGGAAAGGGAAACGAAAAATTCTGTTCGTTGCTGAAGCTCCTGGCAAGGAAGAGGATAAAAAAGGAACGCAATTGATAGGAGATGCTGGCCAGCTTCTAAGAAGAATATTGAAAAAGATGAACTATGACCTGGAAGATTGCTGGAAAACTAATGCTATCATTTGTCGACCTCCCAAAAACAAGATTAAAGATATCTATATTGACTGCTGTCGACCAAACATTCTGAAAACGATTAAAGAACTCAAGCCCAAAGTAATCGTCCTGCTTGGCCTTTCCGCTGTGAAAAGTCTAATTTCAGTCGAGTGGAAAAAGAATATGGGAACGCTTGGGAAATGGCTTGGATGGACAATTCCCAGTCTTACTCATAATGCCTGGCTCTGTCCTACATATCATCCATCTTACATTATGAGGATGAATGAAGACCCTGCATTGGTTAAAGTGTTTAGAGAGCATTTGCAACACGCACTCAGTCTGGAAGATAAGCCTCTCCAAATCCAATCATTACAATCTTTGAAAGACCAGATTGAAATTATTATGGACCCTGCTCCTGCTAATAAACGCCTTTCTGACTTATCCAAAAAGGAGGGCATTCTGGCATTCGATTATGAAACGACGGGGCTCAAGCCCGATTGGAAGAAACATAGAATTGTGAGTTATTCCTTCTGTTTGAATGGCCAGGATACTTTTGCCTGTCAAGCAGACCCCTCCCATCATTCTGCCCTATTAAAAATCCTACAAAATCCTAACCTACGAAAGGTGGCATCAAATATCAAATTCGAGAACCGTTGGACCAAAGCAAAAATAGGTTGTGATATCGTTGGTTGGTTTTGGGATACCATGTTGGCCGCCCACATTCTTGACAATCGGCCGGGCATCACCTCCCTAAAATTTCAATCATATGTTCATTTTGGTGTCCCTGAATATGATGAAGAAGTCAGCCCTTACTTTGCCAACTCAGCCACATCAAAATTGAGTCAGATTGATATGTTAAATCCAAAAATCCTACTTATCTATAATGGACTTGATTCCCTTTTAGAATACAAATTGATGGAGAAACAAAGGGAGCTTATGATAAGATGAAAACTCTTCCATATTCAAAGGAATCATATGATTTATTGCACGCGGGAGTCCTGGCACTTGCCCAAATAGAAGCCGATGGTTTCAAAATTGACACCAATTATCTTCATAAAGCTATCAGGAGAATGGAGAGGAAAATTGAATATCTTAAGGAACATCTTGAGACACATGAAGTGATGAAAATCTGGAAAAAGGCCTTCCATACCAGAACAAATATCAATTCTAGGACTCAATTGAGTAAGGTCCTTTTTGATATAATGAAATTTCCATCGGAAGATGAAACAACCTCGGGCCAGCATTCCACTGATGAGGAGGCCTTATCAAAAATAAACCATCCGTTCATTGCCGATTATCTCCAATTGAGCAAATATAAAAAGGCCTTATCAACAAATCTCAAGGGCCTCCTGGAAGAGGTAGTTGATGATTTTATCCATCCTGTTTTTAACCTACATACAACACGAACATTCAGGTCGTCCTCAAACTCACCAAACTTTCAAAACTTTCCTGTCAGGGATGAAGAGATTGGAAGAATGGTTCGGCGGGCCTTTATCGCTCGAGAAGGAAGACAATTGGTTGAGTTAGATTACAGCGGCGTAGAGGTGACCATTGCTGCTTGCTACCATAAAGACCCGACAATGTTGACATATATCAATGACCCGACGACTGACTTGCACCGAGATATAGCAATGGAATGCTATATACTTTCCGAAGAGGAGATGACAAAAGAAATTAGATTTCATGGCAAGAATAACTTCGTCTTTCCCCAGTTCTACGGCGATTGGTATATTGATTGTGCAGCAGGCCTGTGGGAAGCCGTGGAAAAAAGGAAATTGAAAACCAAATCAGGACGGTCCCTTTCAGAACACCTTATGGAAAAGGGGATATTAAGGCTTGGGAAATTAGACCCCAAACAGAAACCTCGATTAGGAACATTCGAAGCCCATATTCAAAAGGTTGAGAACGACTTTTGGAAAAGGAAATTTCCGGTTTATGGCCAATGGAAAGAGGACTGGTATCAAGCCTACCAAAAGAAGGGCTGGTTCAAAACATTGACGGGTTTCGTTTGCCAGGGTTATATGAAGAAAAATATGGCAATAAATTATCCAGTGCAGGGTTCTGCCTTTCATTGCCTCCTCTGGTCTCTGATACGATTGGTTTTATACGAGTTGAAAAAAAGGAAGATGAAAACGGTCATTGTAGGTCAGATTCATGATAGCATTGTGGCCGATGTCGTCCCAGAAGAGCTTGACGATTTCTTAATCCTGGCAGAGCGAGTAATGACCGTAATGATAAGGGAAAGTTGGAAATGGATTATCCTTCCATTAAAGATTGATG